CAGGATGACGTGTATGGATTTTTGAACAATCGGGATTTCTATGACAAAGAAGGCAGGAGAAGAAAAATTAAACTTACCAATTAAAAACAATATGACACAACAGCAATTCAACGAAGCTCAAAAAATTCAAACCGAAATCAAAAAACTTGAGGCCGGAGCAGACATCATTACCAACCCTTTTATAAGAGAGAATGCAAGGTCTGAGCTTGATGATGAAAAATATCTTAATACCTATATCTCTTCTTATAAAGATCTGATCAATGATTTTGTTGGACAGGTAGAGAAAAGGAAAAAGGAGCTGATTGACAAACTGAATAAGGAGTTAGAGTCAATTTAACAACCATTGCAGGTCCAATTATTGACTTTCGAAATAATAAAAATTAACTTAGCAAATACAAGCCACATATGCCCGCACCTAAAGGCAATCAGTTCTGGAAACTTCGGTCCAAACACGGACGAAAGAAGCTTTTTACCACCCCAAAGCTTTTAATGCAAGCCGCTACTGAATATTTTCAATGGGTGGATAACAATCCCTGGATCAAAAAAGAGCAATTAAAAAAGCCAACCGTCATAAAAGATAAGGATGGAAATCAGCGCGTGGAAACCATAGCGAACATTCCCACCGCCCGGCCTTATACACTCTCCGGTCTGTGTATTTACTTAGGCGTTAATTCTCAATACTTTATAGATTTTAAAGAATCCCTTCGACCCAAGGACGGGGAAAAGATGATCAAAAAGAACAAAGATTTTTCCGAGGTCATACACGCGATAGAGGAAATTATCCGCACCCAGAAGTTCGAGGGGGCTGCGGTGGGCGCCTTTAATGCCAACATCATTGCCCGGGACCTGGGCATGGTGGACAAGAAAGACGTTACCTCGGACGGCAAGCCACTGGGCAATAAAATGCAGATTGAGATCGTGCCACCAAGTGAGGATGACGAATGAGAATCAAAGGAACCATAGTATTTCAAAAGAACTGGGAGGCCATCGTGGCCCGCAATCCAGACGGCACCCGCAAATACCGGTATATTATCAATGAAGGCTCTTCCCGTTCCTCAAAGACCTTCTCATTGATCGACTGTTATGACGCCTATGCCCGCGAGCATGAAAACAAGCGCCTGACCGTGTGGCGGGATACCAAAAAAGACTGCAAGGACACGGTATTGCATGATACCGAAAGGCACCTTAAAAATACGGGTCGTTATAAGGTTGGCCAGGAATTCAACAAAACCGAAAGCTTTTTCAGGTACGCTACCGGTACCACCTTTGAGATCCATGGTACCGATGACGATGAAAAGGTGCACGGTTTGACCCAGGACGCCGCCTGGATCAACGAGCCCTATAAATGGAGCAGGGATACCTTCGACCAGATTGACCAGCGGACGAGCGATTTTATTTTTATTGACTGGAACCCCAAAAAGGCACATTTCATAGAGGACCTTAAAAAGGATCCCCGGGCCATCGTGATCAAAAGCACGTTCCGGGACAACCCCTTTTGCCCCATTGAGCAGAAGCGCAAGATCTTGTCATACCAGCCGGTGGCCATGTGTGACCTGGTTGTAAACAAGCTGCTCACCGAGCCGGAGGCCAAGGCCTATGATCTGCTGGCCAATCCCAAAGGATTCAGTGAAAAACAAATCAAGGAACTGCGCCGGTGTAGAGAAAATGAAGACAAGAAGAGCGCCAATGCCTTTAACTGGTCGGTGTATGGCCTGGGCGAAAAAGCAGAGAAACCTCACCGCATCTTCCACTGGCAGGAAATCCCGGATGAAGTATATAAGGCTATTACTTCCAAAATCTACACGGGGGTGGACTGGGGGGTGGTGGATCCCTGGGGAATTGTGGAGGCCAAGTATTACGATGGCGCTTTGTACCTGCATGAACGCAACTACCTAAGTGAAACAGAGATCCGCTCCAAGCTTACCTTGACGGAACTGGCCCAGATCAGCGGGGATGATGAGGGAATTGTGAAACACATGTTTGGGAAATTGGGTATTGACAAGAAGACCGAGGTGGTGTGTGATGACAATAGGCCGCTCAAGATCGCAGCCCTCCGTAGGGCAGGTTGGGCGCACGCCTATCCGGCCAACAAGGTCAAAGGATCTATTTTGGATGGCATTAATCTACTCAACAATATGCCGGTATATTACACGGCCTCAAGCACGAACCTGAAATATGAGCAGGAGAACTACAGCCGGCAGGTGGACCGGTATGGCATCGTGCTGGAAGAGCCGGAGGATATTGATAATCATCTTATGGATCCTTCCAGGTATATCGCACTGTTCCTGCAGGCAAGGGGTATCATTAAGAGGGTTTAAGGCGTTGTGGGCGGCGCATATTGGGATATGTGCTCCAGTCTGTAAGGCTTGCCATATTTCTCACACCGCTTATTCACCTCATTTTGCATTTGGACAAGCTGTGGATTTAGGTTTGAGATATCGTGTTTTCTTCTTGCTTTCGGAGCTAATCCTGTTATATAGGCAACCATTCCCTTCATTTCTGCTTTAAATTCCTGATTCATTAGCTGCATGATATAATTCATATAATCGGAAACGAGGTGAAAATCAAAGGTGGTGCTGGGAACCCTATATTGAGTAATATCAGGTGGATAAAACTGGCCAGTCCCTTTTGCCCTGCAATTATGAGCGATAAATAGGCTTCGGAACTTCCTTATTTCTGACCACTTATTCAATAAATCAATAACTGGCGATAATATCTCCCTGAATTCCAGTACCCTTTTCTTATACTCAGATTCTACTTGGGTAAAATGTCCGTTATACTCTTCCTGGAATATGGCCAATTGCAAAATGATTAATGTGGCATTATCAACAAGGAAATCCCGATCTGCTACAAGGATCATTTCACCATTTTCTATTTTTCGGGTACGTTCAATGACTCTTTGAATTACATTAGAACATTTGTGCAGTATAAAAAGGGATTCATATAGTTTTATAGGCTCTTTCATGGACGCTATTTTGGTATTTTAATATTAACATGGTACCCATGCTCCAACAGCATGTCGATGGCGGCACCATTCTTTAATTCGCCATCATTAAACCGCTTTAGGAACATCCGGTATTTGGCCCCCTTACTGGTGCGCTGCTTAGCCTCCTTTTTAAATGTTTCGGAGTTAACCAGGTGTTCGACCGCTTTAGAAATATCCATATTCAAAGGTAGCTTTTTTTGAAAAAAAGTGTAAAATAATTTTACACATTCAAATACTTTTCCTATCTTTATGTGGTAATCGAAACGAGGAGCGAACCTCGAAAAAAACTTCAAGTTCTTTACATGTTAAATGAAATTCTCAAGATTGCGGAAAGCAATCCAGACGGCTTCACGATCAAACTTCCAAGCCTCGAACCAGTAGAAAACGGAATTGTGGCAGCGTACTTAGAGACGCAAGACAGTTTCGGAAATGAGGGCCTGACCAGAGTAATTAACCACGCAATGCAGCACGACAAAACGATTGGTGGTTGGTTCAATGAGGAAAATGAGCAGTACTACTTTGATTCGGTTAAGGTCTTTGAATCGAGAGACGAAGCGATCAAGTTCGGGATAGCAAACCAACAAATTGCAATCTACGACCTGACAAACCGAGAATTGATTAAACTCTAAAAAGAAGGGGTCGCAAGGCCCCTCTTTAAAACATTTTATATGAAAAATTTTGATCTATTGCCCTTGGATGAAATCCAGATGCAAAGGGTAAAAAAGTTTGCCGAAATGCACCAGCGTTATGGGGGTATTATTATTGACGTTATAGCTGGCGACAAAGTGAGCGGTGAATACCTGATCCGAGTAAAAGATAAAAAAGGAAGTTTAAACATTGATTCCTTAATTCAGAAAGCTCAGGAGGTATTCGCCGGTGAAGTGCCAGAAGACCTTAGATTGTATTTTACCGTCATGGAGGAAGAGGATTCGAAGTATTACCTGACCTGGGACCATAGGCACGTGATTCGGGTGCATAAGTATTTTCAGGTGTGGGATGTGGAAAAGGATTTTTTAAATCCCGATCGGCAGCAGGGGCCATTTAAATCACTTT